GGTAAAATTATCATACACTCTAGTCTCTATTGTGGTATACTTTCCGAAACTGGCAGGTGTATTACTCAATGTGCCTTGAATATATAGGGTTCCTCTATATCCTGTAAGATATATGGCTGCGGTATGCAGTGCAGTATTCCCGTTAAATTCTGGATGAGCATTGATGTTGCCACTCTTATGTTCATACAGATCTGTGTCAGGGTTGTGACTTTTTAAAAATGCAGTGACACTCTGACTAGGTTGGAGAACAGGTTGAACATCATTTAGTATGATTGCTGTACCTGCTACACTGTAGTATGTATCTGCATAGGTAGGGCTGAATGTTCCATCACCATCTACTATTTTAACGTTAAATGAATAATTTGATTTGTCTAGGTCTAATGTATCACTTTCGTTTAGAGTGAGCAAGGCAAGTCCTCTAGTGGCTGTATTAGTTTCTAATATCTCTAGGGGCTTTTCTACCACAAGTTTTTGGCTGTTAACATCTATTAGGCTGAAAATAAAGGTCTGAGTGCTGACACTGATACGCTTTTGATCACTATTTTTGAACTGGAACCTGATATTATTTTTAATACCTTTTTGTATTTTTAGTTCACGTTGGTACATAGATCTATATGCTCCTATTACTGTACTGTCCAAATCTAGTGTAACATCCAGAATATTTTGATATAAATAGATTGGTATATTTTGCATAACAAATATTTATTAGATGTCAGTTAATAGTTCTTTCCAAGAAAATTATCCCTTTATATCCTGTATCAGATCCAATGACATCGAATATGTCGGTATAATAATCAACTTCGATAATAGTGTAGCCAGTATCTATGATATATCTGGCTTGAAAACTGACGACGACCGTACTAAATTTTTAGAATTAGGAGAAGTTTGGTGGTGGGAAAGTAATCGTAAAATACCAATTAATATATTTTTGAAAAAAGAAATGTTAACGTTTAGAACACTTATAAAAACATTTAACAGCAAAGATATCGAGGTTTTGTTTGGGCCCATAACTAATCTAGGCGATATAGCAGAAAAACGTATTAAACGCAAATCAATACAGTTAGTTAGAATTCCTAAGAGTAGTCATAACTTATAGATTCACAGATTAGATTCATCTGTACCACCACAGCAGCAGCATAGGCAGTGGCATGTGATTTCTTAAAATAGTATTCATCATTATCAGGTTTCTTCCATACCTCGTTCATCACCGTAGTCCAATCTTTGCCAATCAGATAACGTTTCGCTGGGCGTATCAGGGCCAAAACTGCCGCTAGTTGGTCTATCGTCTTTGGTTTCATACTTCTTAAGATCGAACCATGTCCGTTGACGTGAAAGAGCAAGTTGACGAAATCGTCCTGTTCCAGTAAATCCCATAATGGCTCCTGATTAAGTAATGTAATAAGATGCTGTTCATTTTTTACATCTTTATAAATTCCTACATTCAAAAAATCAATTTTAAAATATCCTCTCTGTTCAGCCTGTTTATAATCAATAGTAGATTGATCAGTGAGAGGATTATAAGGAATATCTTGCACATATATTCCTGTGTTATGATTTATTGCCTGTTTATTATCTATCCTTACTGCTTTTATATGCTTTATCTTTTTTAGTATAGTGTCTCTGTCTGCAAAATCTATATCAATGTCTGGCATTAGTGTAAAACCTCTGAATGAAATAACATTAAAGGAAGGTGATCTGTAAGATAGCTTGCATAATCGTCTGCATCTTCTATAGTGTCAAAACCTGTTAACTTTACATAAACACTTTTGTCTGTCTCTGATAGAATAATTTCCATATTAAGGGTTGCTTCTAGGTTTTCTACTTGAACGTTCATAGACCTGCCTCCTGAGCTATACGTTTTACTAGATCCAGGTCAAATTTTTGAGTTTTAAATTTTTTAACCCAAACTGTAGGATCTACAATATTACTTATAGAAGATAGCTGATCGTCCCTAAAATTGGCTAACATTTTCTTGCCGCTTTGGCAGTTTAGAACTAGCCAAGGACTAACTTTGCCATCTTTTATATCGTAACTAGCTCTGTTTGAACTCACGTATAAAAAATAGTGATTCCACAAGCTGTTATTTTCTTTAGCCCAATCTTCCATATGCTTAATAGATCGTTCAAGGGCAGTTTCTACGCTTTCGGTATGAACAAGATTTATCACATACTTTTCATATAATTCTTCTCTGCACCAGTGATCTAGTTTTACTCCACTTTTAACAACGTAGTCTATGAATTTATCTGGGTACAAAGGATTTACATTGCTAAGAAAACTACCAAATTTTACAAATGCGTATAATATGAGCTTTGTGCAAATTCATCAAATGTTTTATTATCTTTAATGTTTTGAGTAAGCTGATAAAATCTATTATACGTCTGAAAGCCAGCCACAGTTGCTCGATCATTTCGGGCAAAGTATCTTCGCTTGCGCTCGCACATATGAACTGCAAGTGTTCGTTCTTGAGTAAATGTTGCTTTACAGTATTGACACTCAAATTTATTCACACTAAATTTTAACATACTTAGAACATTTTAGCAATATCAGCTTCTTCATATCCTAAGTCTCTAGCCAGTTCCTTGGCTTCTTGCTTAGTTGTTATTTTAGCTAATAGTTCTATTTCGTCATCCTTTTTATCTGGATAAACTTCACTTAGGAACTTGGTCATCTTATTAGTAGCAGCATCTTTTTTCTTAAATCCAATCCATTCGTGAAAGAAAATTTGTTTAGATTCATGGCTGCACATACAAAGAAGTTGCCATAATAATTTTGGATGTTTTTGTAGGTCTGCCCAATGTTTGTTATAGTATTCATTTACTGCTAAAACAAAGTGTTCTTTAATTTCTCGATTACTTGTTTTAGCACTACTAATATATCGATTTAGTATAAAGAATTCGTTTTTAATTACTTTTCTTTGATCATCGTCAACATCGTCCCATAGGCTTTTACTATTAAGATCGATAGCTGCTAGTTTTTCTTTTAGTTCAAGTTTTTCACTCATTTTGGATCATCTTTGCTTAATCTATATATAAGTTTAACACGTTCCATAGCCTTTTGTAAAGCAGGATTGGTTTTCGCTGCCTGTCTTATCTCATTCCATAAGATATGGTCTTCTAGATCTTTTTGTCCGATATTGTTAGTTTGAATATGACTATTGTTCATATCGTATTGATACCCAACAAGTTGTTTATGATTAGTGCCAAACTCTCGGGCATAAACAGTTTTCCCACCGTCAGGGCTTTCGTAAATATAAGATTTTCCTGGGCTAAGATTTCCCATTATTTTTATGTACCATAATACAATCTTTATTGTAGGCAACTTCTTCTACATATCCCCATTTTTCCAATATCTTTACAGGATAATTTTTGTCTAAATTATACCTAATTGTATGTCCTTTTCTTTCCATAAGAATAACAGGTTTATACTTTTTTATTGTCTCCTCAGCACCTTCTAATATAAAAGGTTCGTAACCTTCACAATCGATTTTAATAAAATCAATATCCGAAATTGATAACGAATCTAGGGACATAATTAAACTATTCCCGTCTTGATTAGGCAATATATAAGTTCCTAATGTACCTCTACTTTCGTCAAGATTAACAGTTTTATTTTTTTCTCCTAATCCGTGATTATAAATTTTTACATTATCTAGCTTAAATCTTTTTTTGTTTTCGATTAGACAATTTCTTACTGGTTCATAAATTTCAAAAGAATGAACATTAGTAAATAAATGACTTAAGTTGTATGACATTATTCCATAATGTGCTCCAGCATCTATAGCTACTCTTTTTTGTTTACAAAAGTTAATAGCAGTATAGAGAAGATCTTTTTGATAGTCGATGATAGTTACATCTTCTTTTTGGGTTCGCTTTTTTTCCTTACGAATTGCACCGTTTAATTTAGTATCTCCTGGAAGCATTGACCAATCTTCCATAATTTTTGGATCAAATGTCATGTTGTTTATCTTTAGAAAATCCTACTGTTTCACGCTCAATGTCATCATGATCAAACTGTGCCCAATATAATTCAAAAGCCACAGTGTTTTGAAGAGCTTCAAATTGATGATATTCACCAGGAGCAACTTTGGTATAGTCTCCAGCCTGTAGAATAGTCTCATCTATTAAATCATAGTTATTTTTCCACACCCTGATTAGTAG